CAAATGCGGCCGAGCGCGCCGCAATTGGGTACCTGGGGGACCCTCCAGATTCCCTGCTAGAACGGAATCGGTTGCACCATGAATTTCTCTGGAAGCGGTTCGGGGAAATTATGCCCAACCCTACCAGCATCTTTGAATTCGGAGGGGGCTACGGGCAATTGCGGAAAGTGGTTCACGAGGCGCTGCCCACGACCTCCTACGCAATTTACGATTTTCCGGAATTACATGCAATTCAGAGGAATTACCTAGCGCGGATACCGACAACCTTTTATACGGCGTCCGATGAACTCCCTAGAGCGCTCGGAGGGGCTTTCGTGGCCTTCTGGTCTTACACCGAGTGTCCGAAGGAGGTGCGGGACGATCTTGTCCCATTTTTAAAGGCGGCGGAATTCGATATACTATTTTTCGGACTCGCACAGACGTTCCAATTGGATAATATGGAGTATTTACGCGGTCTGGCTACAAGGCTAAACTATTCGGTTGAATTCGTTCCAATAGATGAAATGAAGTCACACGATGGACTGCAGTATTTCTGTATTCTTCGGCGTTAGTCTAGAGCGATTTAATGCTTCTTCGCGAAGCCCTCCTTCTTGGTCATGGTAGGCATCGGGGGAGGCATGGCGGGACCCATATTAGGCATGGGGGGCATGGTAGAGGGTGCGTTCTGGAACCCATCAAGACGCATGGAGAGTCTCCAAACCGCCTTGTGGGTGAAGTGGAACACGATGGCGAATATAAGGGCGTGCACGGACGCGACGACAAACTTGGACTTACCCTTGGGCAGAGTCACGAAGATCCCAGGCGTCAGCACAAAAAACAGTAGGGCGCTATAAAGAGCCACGAACAGATTCATTTGTATAATAGTACTTTAGATAATATTCTATAGGTCAATACTATCTTCATTACGAGACTGGAAGTATTCCCGCATAGCGTCGCGTAGGGATTCGTGACCAGGATACAGTATCCACAGACCCTGCCAGTCTTTGTGAATATCCGTCGTAGGGTTGAAGTTGTTGTCTTTTAGAACTGACCAGCGGTCCTTGTATTTGCGGTCGACCTTCTTACCATGCCAGAAATGATAGATCGTACCTTTGATGTAGCCGATATTCTTGTGAAGGCGGAGGGCGCGTTCTTCCCAGGCGAGCACGGCCTTTTTGTACGCCTTGTGTAGGCCGGAGGGAACACTGTTTTTTCCGCGACCAATGAGGCTGCATGCCATGTGGTGATCGCCTGCCCCCATAATTCCCGTGTCAAAGAGTCCGCCTATAGTATTAATGGCGTCGCGAGTAGCGGCCCATGCATAACCAGGATGCCAGTAATTCCCGCGATATGCAGGATAATAATAGGAGGCCCCCTTAGACTTCTTTGTTGTTTCACTAAGACCTTTATATACGAGCCCCTTCTTGTAGCAGGCCCCGAAACTCTTGTGTGTCGTGAGAATCTCGTGGCTCGGCCCCATATCAACTGCATCCTCGAACATCTGTACCACTGGATGATGTTGGAGTTCATGAACGGTTTCCAGCATCCAATCAGGGCGCACAAAGTCGATATCACCGTCAATCCAGGCGACGTACTTCCACGTGGGAGGGAGTCTCGAAATTCCGACATTGATGAGGTTCTCCTTATGCCACAGTTCCGTATCGGTGCGTAGTTGGATATGTCTCGGATTTGTCGGGTCAGTCACTTCGAACTCGCGGTCCCCGAAACAGCCCTCCACGACGTATAATTTTGCACCGTAGCGTTCCATCCGGTCCATGAACTCTTTGAAAAGTCTAGGGCGAACCTTGAAACGCTCAGGGTTCGTCATTACGGCAATCACGTAAAAATCGTCCAGGAGGTGCTGATCTGATACAGATACGGACACCATATATTTCCAGGGGGCTTAAAAAAGAGTATAATTCGCCGCACTAGGTCATCTTGAGATTTGTCTTCAGAATCCGGTTGATGATGCTGAGTTGGCTGTGCGAGGGGTTCGTACGCCCTGACTCGAAGTCCCGAATGGAGTGGGTCGCGAAGGAGGCGCGCTGATTCACGTCGACCTGGGTCATCTTTAGGGCCACACGCGCGGCGATCATGGCCTGCCGCGATTCGTGAGAGAGGGACTTGAGCTTAATAGGAACAGTCGCTGCATCCACCTTTCGGGCGACGTGGCTATCGGCGGAGTAATTCGGGCCCTTTGTAGCGGCCCCAGCATTCCGAATCACTCTGCCGATCGTAACAGGCTCCCAATCTTGTCCTTGCATTTTATGTGAAGACAAGAGGGGGGAAAATTGCTTCAATTTTTTACTGGGATCTACTAGATGCCTCTAACAAGCTATAACGTCCCTGTCATGATCTTATCGACGCTCCCGCACTATTTCGCTATAATTCCGTGGACTCGTGTGCGCAATACGACGTATCCGCACATTATGTTCATTTCATCGACGCTGTCGGTCTTATGGCATGCCTATAATGAGCCGACGGATACGCTGCTGTTTTACGCGGACCATGCAGCGGCGGCTATATGGTTTACGTACGATGTTCGGCTGGCGATACGGTCTACGGAAATCAAACTGGAGCATGTGCTGATTTTGAATCTGCTTGTGCTAGTTATGAACCTTTCTATTCCTTCGACGGGGGTTCTTCATTCTATTTGGCATATTCTGTCGGCGATGAAGTGTATGTATATATCTGCCTTGCTGGCTCCCTAATATGCGAACATCATCCCGCCACGCCCCGCATACACCCGGAAAATATTATACGTCTCCGCCCACGACCAAACGATGTAGCGCGGGACATTCGTTGTCATGGAACTCCCAGCAAACGGCTTGAATTCGAGATCGAGCGTGATACTTGTGATTTTATCGAGATTCGCCTCGCCACACGGATACGACGGATTCAGATGGCCGTGATTGAGTCCGAAATGGAGCGAGTACATGTAGCGATTCACATAGGGCGATTTCCGCATTTCAGAGGAGGGGAGCAGTGAGCGAAAAATGGAGGGACTCATGGTCGAATAACGCACGAGACTACCTTCATACGTGAGTTGCACGGACCTCAGAGGTTCCGAGCCACTGAATACGAAGGCTGGCTGTAAGAGGCTGGGGGATTTTGCATTTATACTGGAAGCGTTCGGCCACCAGAGCGCGCCTGGTGCCACATTTCCAGAGAGGTCCCGTGTCGCCAAGAAAGGGGCATTGAATGAGGGGGCCTCGTACCGATTCGCGTAGAAAAAGATATTCCGTGTTGGGTTCGGTATACGGAGTGGCACGGAAGCACTGGAAGATGCAGAAGTGTCGTGCGGCTCGAATGCGTAGTGTTGGGTCACAGGAATCTCGATATCGGAAATGCGGAATCTGTTGGCCTCGGGTGCGTCCAAGTAAATATACTCGGCCACGATATACGTATCTTTTAGCAGCAAAGGGCTCGGCATGGAGGCCCTGGGTATAGGTGACGCTAGAACGGGCACGGTGGGATCACCGACCGCACCAGGCGTCGCAGGAAGACCGTATATGGGTTTCCCTAAAGGGTCGGCCACGTAGAGGGGCGCACCTTCTATAGGAAAATAGCGACTACCGGCGTCCTGCGTATAGTTTGGCGAAAGCCCCGTACTAACGACGAGATTCGCGATAGGATTGAAGGCCACTGTGAGTTTCACGGGGTCGACGGCAAGTGCATCAATGGGTAAGAAGACGCCAGGATCACCTCTAGAAAACCAGAACGGGAGGGGAGTATACGTCACTACAGGGTTTGTGGCAGGGCTCGTATTATAGACGGGGAAGTTCGTCATGTTGCGCTGAATGAGTTTATTTATGAGAGGGACCTTCTCGAGAGGTGTGTAGAACTCGTCGAGCACTTCTAGAAGCCGCCCATCCAATCGCTCGACACGCACGCCACCAATTTCGACCGTTATATTGTCGACGATGGCGTGCCCGAGAGAATTCGTCCATGTCCACGCGGGTCCGAGGAAGGTTTGGTCAGTGGCAGCAACAGCTGCAGCCTGCTGCGCCGTGAAAATATCGGGGAGTGTGGAGACGAGAAAGAGTCGAGAGATGAGATGGCCTTTTCTCGGAAGTGTTATGACGGATTTGCTGCCGAATTTCGGGTTCGTGTCGAAGTCGAGGCGGACCCATTGTGTGGTGAATCGGCCGGCGCGTATGAGGACCGTGGAAAAGAGGGAGACATTTGGCTGACCTTTGGGGGGAAGAAGCCGCGAGTCTTGTATACCACTATGCAAGACTCGCAGCAGCGCGGCGACCATACTATTTACTGGGCCGTATTATTTAGACGGTGGTGGGAGGGGGGTCAAGAGGGCAGACTGCCCCTTTAAATTATTAGATCGGTGGGCATTTCAAACCGACACTTTGCGACAAAAAAAAATTGATCGAATTCCTGTACGTATACTATTCCAAACATGGAAAACGTTCATATTCCGCAAGTAAATGAGATTGTTCTTATAAAGAGAAATGACCGTAATGGCGATAGAATTCCTATGGAATATAGAATGTATATAGCGGACAAAATATACATTTACAAAGCTAGAATAGTTCAAGTAGTTGAAAACAAATCATATAATCGTGTTCAGCCTTTACCATTATCCGCAGATACAAGATTGGCAAGAATATCTACTAGAAAAGGGTATAAGACAAAGATATACAAACTGCCGGTTTGAAATATTCGTTGGTCTAAATTAATGAGGGGGGTCTCGGCGCAAGCAGTGGGCAGACTGCCCCCCAATAAAAATATTCACCTTTGTTTTTTTTCGGACTTTTTTTTGAAAAAAGTCCATCAGTCTTCGAAAATCGCATTCGCCAACCCGTTCTCGAAACGCATCCAGTTAATCTCCATACAGAACACCTTGATCTCCCAGTCCTGCCCTAAGGCGCCCCCCGGATTTTTGATATCCATCGTGAGTCGCACGGAGTTCGCGCGGGAAGCATTGATAGACCCTGTAGGTTGATGTGCACCAGGCTTCTCCGCGAAGGAAATACCATAGATATATGAGGCATAGGCCGCGAATCCTCCCAGATGCTTAGAGGCGATATGCTGCCTGAAATACTGCTCCTCTGCCTCAATAATGGAGATTCCATTGACCTGTAACTTTGCGCTGAGAAGCATCGGCTGTGTGAAGAAGACTTCAGCGGGCTGTATCGCAGGCCACTCAGTCTCCACACGATTCGTGTAATTCGTCCATTCGTTATTGGTGCGCGCCGCCTTTCTCCGAATAATCCATATGATTTCCTCTAGAGGATGGTTCGCCTCTAGAGGTAATTGTATTGTTACAGTGTCTGTCGCCGTGTTCTTAGACAGAATGTACTTCGTCGGTTCATCGAACGTAAATGTCTGGAGTTCTCTGTGTATCATTTCAAACGGTTTCCGAAGAAGATGTTGGCGATAGTCGCCGTCCAGAAGAGCCCCGTGTGTGACGAGTGCCACCGATTCCAGAGGGGGTATCGTTGTTGCCGCCGTCCTGTAGACGTTCTCGCCCGTCGCAGCAACCGTGAATTGCATTGGGCGACCGAGAGGGACTTCGTCGCAGGAGGCCCTCGCGCCCCCACAACGCCGTACGACTTCCGAGAAGGGCCTGAGGGTCACAAAAATACGGGCGGATCCCTCTTTTGTTGCAATAAGTGGCAGGGCCTCTTGTAACTTCACGCGACCGAAGAAGAACGGTAGAACACAGTGTATGTAGGCGTCTTCTGTGGGGAAATTCCGCGGCGTCGGTGCAAAGTTTCGGAGGGTCTGGATCGGCACGGCGCCCAGATGGTCGTAGGCAACTCCGAATTGCGTATTGGCGTCCGAAAAGAGTTTCATGTAGGCGTGTATGAAGTCCCCATCGATCGTCTCCACCGTCTTTCCGTCGATTTCCAGTTCCGCGGCGGCAATACAGGCGGAGCCGAGTGAATTCGCATACTCCCACGCGTCTCTCTGGGGATTCGTATATGTGATGCGTCCTCCGTCGAGGTCGTTGAGAGTGGTTGTGTCGAGCCAGTGTCCGAGTTTGATTTCGAGTGCAGCCCCCGTAAGTAGGTCGCCACAACGAAGCGAACCGAGGTCGAAACAGAATCGCTGCCCGAACTCTGCCGGACCACGGAAAAGGGTCGTTTGGACGTGCGGAATGAAACTGACGGTTTTGCGAGTGCGGTCGCGAGAAAACCAGGTCGTATTCGTCGCCAGAGGGAAAAGGTAATTCTCTTGGGCGTCACGATCCGTGAGATCCAGGAGAGTTGTTATTGGCCCACTGGGATCCATACTATTATGTGGGCCTAGTTACTGAACGCCGTGTAGCCGCGATTATCCTCGATCGTGTAGAGTACCCAGGAGTCCACGATAAGCGTCAATTCGAGCGTCTTCGTAGTGAAGAGATCACCGGCGTCCGGTGAACGCATGAAGATATTCATGACCGGCTTTTCGGCGGTTGAGAAGTTGATCGAGCCCTCTGGGACGTGTTCATGAGGGCCGAGGCCAGGTCCGAGGTCCCAATTCATTTCTGCGATGGAGAAGCCAGGGTCACGCTCTTCTTTGGCGAATGGCACGAGGGTATTCCATAGAATGGGTCCACTAGCGGCTTCGCGGTCGCGGCCGGCGATCAGGAAGATCGCAGAGCGGTAATAGGGATTGGCGGGGCTGGATGAGGTCGCCCAACGTCGATTACGCATAATGTTCTCACGTGTTCTCAGAAACCAGAACATGCGCGAAGCCGGATGTGACGCGTCAATGTCTTTCACGACGGCAATGTCGACGGCGCCAGAGAACGTATAGGTGTTTTCGTAGAGGACGGAGAAGGGTATCTCGTGCTTTCGGGTTTCGTATTCGTCCCTGGATTCGGGGTCCAAGTACACATGGCGCGTTTCCAGAGTGAGCACGGGTTTTCCGATGAGTTCGCGCACGATGGGAGCGAACGTGGTGCTGAGTCCAGTGGATCGGTCGGTGACCTGGAGGACGGGCTCTTTCCAGGGGGCCGGATACAGGACACCGTCGTCGGTACATTCCACACACTCCTCTAAGGTTCTCAGCGTCAGTTTCAGGCGAAAGCGCTGTTGTTTCATCGCGCAGGAAGGGAGTCCGCGGCCACTGCCAGGTATGGGAATCTTCAGACGGAGGCGGCCTGGCGTGGCGAGACGAGAGAGGTCCGTGGTGTCCTCGTCGAATCCTCTTTGGCCTGAGAGGGTTTGGCTCAGCCAGGCGGAAGTCAGAGAGCCGCGGGATAATTCGCTCGCCCAGAGGGCGTCTCCAGACATTTCCTGTAGGAGAACCTTGTCTTGGTA